AATTCCACAGGCTGGTTGTCATCGTAGGTTTAATCGTAGGCAACTCTCCGACAGTGAGTTGATGCTTGAATTCGCCGGATTTTTCCCCAGCCGTGAAGGTCAGCGTGCTTCCGTCTTCCGCCGTGGCCGTGCCTTGTGCTACAAGTCCGTAGCCAGCCGGGAGGGCTTCCCACGTACCGAAGCCGAGAATATCTGCCGGGTTGCGGTTGTCGGTGATACTGACATAGACGGAGCCGACGGGGTACAGGTCTTTTTTGCACTGTAGTACGGCAGCATTGACAGTAGACGTGATGATCGTTTTGAGCGCCGCAATGTCGATAGCTTGCCCGTTGTCGTCCTGGGAAGCTTTTGTAGCATGCGCAACGTTGTTGACGGTTACCGTAGATTTCGACGCGTCCTTGTGGATAAACGTAAGAGTCGCATCGGATACGGTAGCCGATACGACTGCGCCATTCATTTCGCCTTTCGTGTAGTAATTCGACAAATCTACCGTTCCAGCCTGGTCATCCCAGCCAGAGCCATTCCAGACGACGTTGTCCCCGGCGCGGATAGCCGTTCCGTTCGCGTCGGTGCCGCCTGCCGCTTTGATGTTATACATATCACCAACGCTTTGCCCGGAGGCAGGCAGCGCTGAAAAGGATGCGACGGATCCGCGATATTTTACGGCACTTGTAAGCGATTGCAAACCGGCGTTTACCTGAGTCTGTATATTCTGGCAGGATACCAGGGCCGTCTTTGCATTCGTTTCGCTGGTGGCTGCGGCAGTCTGACTGGATTTTGCCGCCGAGGCACTGGATGCGGCGGCTGTCTGGCTATCCTTAGCATTCGTGGCCGATGTACTGGCCGCCGAGGCGGACGACGATGCTGCACTGGCCGAGTTGGCGGCAGCCGTCTGGCTGGACTTGGCAGCTGATGCACTGGATGCCGATGCCGATGCTGACGACGCGGATGCTGTCGCCCGGTCTTTACTGTACAGCGCCCAGGATTTCGACGATTGCGTTTTCCCTGTTGAACTGTCTGAGTCAGTGGCACCGTCGGGCGAACTTCCCGATTCTGCCCATGCCTTAGCTTGTGATGCAGAAGCGGCCGCTTCTATCACGGGCTTCATTGGTGCGGTCAGCGTGCCGCCGGAGTGCAAGTGGAAGGTCAAATAGCCAGATTCGTCTACCGATACCGAATCAAATGATTCAGCCCCTATCGAGGCCAGCCACTCTTTGGTTGTACCGGTAAAGCCATTATCACAAGCTAGCTCGTATGCAGATTTGCCGTTGATGGGACTTGTCAGCAAAACATATGCGGACCCATTCCACTTATACGTCTTGCCAGTATCCTCGGCGACATACAACTTATCAGCGGACCCCGTCAGCGGGAATGCGGATAGATTAGCCGCGTAGACATAGGACCCACTCAATGCGTCTTTCAGCACCTCAAAGTTGTTCATGATATAATCTAGTATGCCTTTATTGTCTGCTGTCGCGAAGGCCGTCTTTTTGCCGTATGCACCACTACGGATGATTTCATCTTTCCCGTTACGGAGCTCTCCAGGCTGGAAGGCTTGTAATTCCATCAGATTATACCTCCTTCTCTAAGGTCATAAGCACAGGATCTCCTAAATTAAAAGCGTTATCGTCTTTTGATTTTACGCTGAACATAATATTCTGTTCGTCATTTTTAAACGTGTAAACGGCTTTATTACCATCGGCCATATCAAACAAAACCTTCCCATTGCAAATTAAATTTTGAGTCATCACTAATGTCCTTTCTGTTAGCATCCACTAACGTCAAATAATAAAAAGCTGGTGGGGTTTATCGTGTACGCATACGACGCGTCATAGCCGTTAGGTAACGGGTTAACGCCGGGGTAGCTTGTAGTACTTGATTCTTTTCCCGAAGATACGACAGAAGATTGTGACCAATATTTTTCTGTAAACGATTTTGTGGTTAGCTCTATGCGCCCATTAGAAGCTGAAAAATTTTTAAGTTCTAGCGACGTATACTCAGTCATGGTGTCAGACCACGATGTTATGTACTCTGTATAGGCTGCCTTATCAACCACCGTCCTTCCAGGGCTTACCTCCGTCCATTGTAGTTCGTCATAGGCATCTTTAGTTTTAACGTATTGCAGTTCATACTGCTTTGTAGTCGAGTTATACACCTGCTGCCAGCTATATTCAGCTGGATGATGTATTGTTTTCATCTCATACTTTGGCGCCTCGTAATGCGTTTGTGCTGGGTGATAAACGGTAGAGTAGCTTATGTTACGCGCATAAGAGCGGCGGTAGTACGGTAAAGACACATGAGATCCTGTTGCGATAGCGTATTTATATGTATTATTAACGGGCAACCCTGCCTCATTATGACCAAACATTAGCACGCGAGCAGGATTTACATTACTGTTAAATATCGCCTTCCCCGAGGCGTCAAAAATTTCCAACCCCACGCCGTGCTCAGTATCGGGCACATTCGTGGATAAGACATACACACAAAGCCCGGATTGATACGTCTTTACGGTGCAAGTCCAGCCGTTCACCCCGTTTTCGCAATAAGCGTCGATATTGTTTGCGTTAATACCGCCAACAGCTGCTAACAATTCGCCATCCTGGAACGTACCCGTTGTCGTTCCGGTACCAGATATAGGAAGTTTCCGGCTAACGTAAAAATTTTTATAACTGTTATTTAAAATCAATTTATTAGAATCGTTATATACGACAATTCCGCTATCTGGCATTCAAAACACCCCGTATAGTAAAACGCCTGAGATATGTCGATCAGTTGGGAATGACCAGTTTAAGCACTTGTCTCCCCTCGTAATAGTCGGCGACTCCCACGTTTTGTTGTTATTGTATTCCATATTAGCAGATGGGTAGCTAAGCGCTGTGAAAAACCACCAAATCTCACCCTCGCCTAACTCCGAGTTATATATGGTCCCACTGTTAGTCGAGCCGTCAATTGTGTAGGATCCGACAATTTTAGCGATACGATCCGTCACATCAAGCGATATGGACCCATCCGCTCTCATGACTTGCAAACCTTGTGGCATCACCAAACACCTAGCCTAACTCTTAATATGTTATTACTATCATAGACCTCAAAAAGATTATCTTTAAGTACAGACCGCGCGCCAGACGTCGCTGTTTGTAGAGTCCCTATCGTGGCTGTAATTGCAGATAGCGTAGCTACGCTCATTTTATCAGCTGTAACCGAGTCAGCAGCTAATTCTCTGCTTGTTACCGCTTTAGCGTCAATCATCCCGTTGACGATGACATTCTTGTCAATCGTCGTATCACCTGTGATGTGTGTCCATTTCCCATCAATAGTAATTGTTTCCGGCGACATATTGATGCGCGAGATGATGTGCTTGTCCTGGTCTTCTACACGAGCTTCGATATTGTTTTGCAGCTGTACAAGAGCTGAATACTTTTTAGCGCCATCTTGACTGTTTAAATCGCCCACAAGAGATACGACTTGGTCCTTCGCATCTGCGCCTTTTTGGATAGCTTCTTGCAGGGCTTTGTCCACATTAGCCAGGGATACAGCTTCTTCATCCATGAGGGCTTGATCTATTTTTACCTTGACGGTGCAAGTCGTTTCAGCCGAGCGCTCGCCCTCGCCGAAGAGATCGACATAGGCTACGCTGACGTGATAGATACCGGCAGCGCAGGTATAGGTCATTGCGTTATTGACGGCGTACAAGCACAAGTCACCGATATAAACATTCATGCCGAGGCAATCGCTCGGAATAGGTTCGGCGGTGATGCTCATACCTCCTAAAATGTTGGTAACTGTCGGCGCATCCGGCGCTTTTGGCGCTGGCTTCACATACTGCGCTTCGGCAGCCGCGCTGTATTTCCCATCAGTACCGCAAGCAAAGACATAAATCCGCCCGGTTCTTTCGGTTAATTTTACGTCGGCTGCCAGGCTGTTCGTGCGGAGCAGGAAAGCACCATCTTTCGTGCCCGCTCCGGTGTCCGTGCGAACCTCGTAAAAAGCAATGTCGGTGTTGGTGACGGCGCCCCAGCTGACGGTACAGCGGTCTTTCGTAAAAATAACTGACACTTTGCCTGGCGTGTTCGGTGTCGTCGTCCTGGCAGCACACAGTACGTCTTTGTGTGGTGAGTTATCGGGTGTCGTATACTCACCCAACTCGTTGGCTGTACAAATGGCGATGCGATAGGTATCACCCGGCACGCACTGCGGGATAGTAAGCTGATTGACGCCGGTGCCGGCATACGTCCAGGGGCCGCACCAGCCGAGTTCATCGGCGGCCACGCCTTCCTGAAAGACAAGTTGGTCTGCCTGCACATGGTTTGGCTTATAGTAGACACGCCCGTTCAGCCCATCAGGGCCCCACGATACGGCGATGTCATAGCGGTCCGTACCGTCCAGGAGCTTACGGAACTGCGTATATGTCAAAATATTTTCGGGTTCCACGGCAGGCTGGATATTACCAGTCAAGAGGATGGTAGCCAGTACGTATGCGGACTCGACGCCGTCAAGGACCGCACTGACCCGGACGTGGTACTGCCGTGTCGGGTCCACGTTGCCGATGGTCATCTGCATATCGGTCGTGCTGCCACAGCTTGTCCAAGATACCCCGTCCACGGAGTAGTAGACCCGGAAGGAGTCATAACGGCTGCTTCCCGGCATCTGCCAGGATGCGACAATGTTGTCGATTTTAACGCCAGCATAATTGCTTTGGGCCTGCTCTACCAGCGTTAAATTTATAGGCGCTCTGAGCGGGTCCTGCGCCGTGTAGTCGATGACCGGATAGCGGCTATAGTCCACGTCGTAGATAGCTTCGTCGTACTGTACGCAAGTCAGCGACACTTTTTCTTCGCTGTCCTTTTCTACTTTCGTGATGCGGAAAGGCTGGACGATTTTGTCAACGACTCCCAGAGCGTACGTGTCATACACAGCCGGTGTATTGTCTGCATCAAAGGGCGTCGTCACCGTAACTTTATTTGATGTTCCGGCAGCAGCTTTAATGTCCCGGCTGATGATGTGGTCATTAGCGGATAGCTGGATTTTCACGCCATAGCTTTCGCTGACATCCAGTGTGACGTCTTTATCCAGCGTGATTGTATTCCCGTCTATGGCCACGATTCTACCCGATGCCAGGCCAATCCTGGCGACGCTATGACTGACGCCGATGATGTCGCCGTATTCGCAGACGATGGCGTTGATGTCGGCCGAAAACGTGACCGTTTCCAGCTGCCGTTCGTTCGTGGCCAGCAAATACATGCCCTCGCGATACGCTTGAGAGCGCCGAGACACACCGAACAACGTAAGCTGAGCCGTATTATCCTGAAGCTCTACATCCTGTGCGTAGCGGGCCGAGCGAATGAAGAATTCGGTATTCTTGTAATCGTTGTCCTTGTCGTTATAGGTGATTTCAACCGAACGAGCCCGGTCATCCAACGAAGAGAAAGACCCGTTAAACGACGACATGAGCGTCCGCCCTTCGCCAAAGATCTGACGCATGACGCCCGGTTTGTCGACAGCGATGCCGAACTGGGTGCCGTGCTGGATGATGACAGCGTGTCCGACATTGGCAGCCTTGTTGGCCGCTTCCAGCCGCTTCATCGACGTGTCGAAAACGGCATCGAACTGGAATCGTTTTTCTTTGGTGCCGTCGTTGGTCGCCACCATTTCGTCGGCATAATCAGCTGCATCAAGCCATTCCTGCCAATATGTTGTGAATCGCTCTTTGGGTGTACCCTCGACGACGAATTCATATGCGCCGGTATTGATGTTTTTCAACTGCCGGCATTGGTGCAAGATGTCGTACGCGGCCCAAATCGGGTTGTCTGCGGCTTTCTGTACATACGTTTTTGCCGTCGGGTCGTAGACCCATACGTTACGGCGGGTCTGAGTCCAGGTAAGATTGGGGACGCCGCCGTTAAGCTGGCTTGTCGCTTTGACGCGCATAGCAACGAGAATTTTATTCGGCCGGATGAAGGCGCCGGTATAGATATACGCCGACAAGATAGACCACTGCATCAGTGCGCAGCGACGGTTTGTCAGCGGAGTTTCTACGGCTGTAACGCGAACATCGTAGCGGGCCGAGGCCAGTCCGCTGAAAGAATACGTTTTTCGGATAGCCTGATTGGTGGCCCGGGTAATCGAGTAATCGTGACTGGACCAGTTATTCGTGCCGGTCACGCGATACGCGATGTTGAAGCGGGCCGTCTGATCGCCAAAATTCCCGTCATCTTTTTGATAGTAGATGCCGGATGGGAATGTCACGGTGACGTCGATACGATTGACGTCGCTGCTGTCCGTGCTTCGTATGACGGCATTTCCCTCTTTCAGCGTCATGTCTACGCTTTGGTCGGCTACGGTATCCGGGAAAAAAGAAATCGGAGCCTGGTCATTTGTCCCGGTGCGTGTCTCAATCTGACAATCCTGGAAATTCTCAATCGGCGTGTAGCCGATGCGCAGGTCGGCGATGCTGTCTACCGGGCCGTAACCGCCACAGTACAGCACATTAAGATATTGCGTGTTATCATCGACGGTATCGACGTGACACATTAGTAATTGTGGTGCCGGAATACAGGAGCCATACGTTTCGCCGATGGTGTTGCCCTCCTGCGTCTGCACCGTCGGCAATTCCCAGCCATAGGATTGCGACTGGTTAACCTCTACCTGCGGCACTTGATTGAGATGCAGCATACTGTTGATGAGCCTGCCCCCAAGAATCATGATGGCCCCGGATACCAGGGACCGAGCAAACATGCTCGACAACCCGAAAATATTATGCGGAGCGGCAATCAGAAGACCAATAGTCAGCACCATGCCGAAAATATGTTTAAAGCCATGGCCACCGACGTGCGGTGTAATAACATATTGCTCGCCATTCAGCGGGTAGCATTTATCTGGCGCGTACAGTTGCTGGCCGTTTTTGTAGATGTCATAAACACTCCAGTCCAAGTCTATATACGCCGATAAGGGTTGGCCTGTGTATTCTTTTTCTGTCAACTCCCGTTCCATCGTAAACGGGTTATTGATGACAATTAATTCAATCATGGTCTCCCTCCTTCAGCCGATAAAATCCTACGATACGGGACTGCCAATGGCTCAGTCGGTCAATGACAACCGACGTCCCGTAGGCGTGGATAAAATCACCATGCCCGATATAGACGCCAACGTGGTTCGCGCAGCCTATTGCCAGCTCTAACAGCACGACGTCGCCTTCGCGCGGTGTCTCTACTTTTTTCCAGCTTGACGCAGCGCCATCTTCCATCGCCTGGTGCACGGCTTCGCGGTCTTTGGGGTCTATGGGGTAATTCGGCAGCTGTATGCCGCGTTGTTGATAGATGTAACGGACGAGTCCCCAGCAGTCAAAGCCCTGAAGCGTCCGACCACCATCGATGAATGGGATACCGACTAAATACTGATAGTTAAGCATAGTTCCCAGTCATCCCCTGTTCGCCGCCGAAACGCTGGCGGATACGGCACTCTTTCAACGTGTTGTTACAGCAGTCTGCGTCCCCGGCGTAGCCACACTGCACGGATTTAAATTTAAAAGGACAATAATTTGTCATATACTTGTCCGGCGGGAAGCGATTGTATACGTCCGGTGCGCATCCAAGCTCGAAAGTAATCCAGGACTCGTCATAGCTGGTCCCACGAACAACGAAATCCAGCGTCATGAGCGGCTGTGTCCGGTCCAGCATGGCTGCGTGGACCATGTAGATCTTGACGGCTGCATCCGTCAGCCCCTCATAGCGCTTTACGTATCCCATAAGCAGGCCGCCACAGCTCGATACCGACAACTTACACGTCGGCATGGTTTTGCCGTCGGTCGTCACGGAGTCGCATTTAAGTGGGAAGCGGGTCCATGTGTGGCCGTTCCATGTCACGTCTTCCGTATTGCGCACCAGGCGGACCGTGTCCGGTAAGCTTTTGTGGTTAACTTCGACAAGCATCAAAAAAGGCTTGTCGCTGGCAAGCTTATTTTTCTCTATAATGGCGGCTGACTCCCAGGTAAGCATGGCTTACACCTCCTCAAACGTAAGTGTCACCGACCACCCCGTCGGCTGGTAATACTGACCCGAAAAATCTCCAGAAAAACGCACGGTATGTGTTTGCCCCAGAGCGTAATCGGTAAACGTAAACATGTCGGCAGTGCCAACGCTTTTGTAAAAATCTTTGAGAGCCTCATACTGGGTATCACTCAAATTGGCCCACGAATAAGCCCACGTCGTTTTGACGCGGGTGTTGCGGGGCCTGGTTTGCTTATAACCGCCGTCGGTTTCGGTCGTGATGGTGCTGGCCGTCAGCGTTTCCATAAAAGTGTCGCCGATATTCGATGCCGCTGTGGCCATCGGCGCCGGCAGCTTATCGGCCGGGAAAACTTTCGTGCTCATTTATCTCACCCCCAAGGCGGCTTTCAGGTTCGTCGCCGAGCCGTCGACGTTGTTGTTGACGTCTTCGACGACAGCGTTCAGGATCCAACGGCGCATCGAGCTGTCATAGTGGCTGTCCTTGACGCTGACCTGGCTGCTGCTGTTGTTGATGATGTTGACGACGGGTGCGCTGCCGCCGTTATTGTTGCCGCGGGCGTTGACGATGCCCTGGGCCATCCTGGCATACGTGTCATCGTTGAGCGGGAAAACGCCTTCTTCGTCCGGCCCTTCGCCCAGCAAGCCCAGCGTCGGGGCGGTGACGCGACCGCCGCTGGCAAATGCCGGCACCGAGAAGGACGGCAGGCCTTTGCCAGAGTACCAACTACCATAACCGCTCGCGTAATTCCAGCCAGCTCCGAAAGCACCGGCTGTCGGTTGCGAGATACCCAGAAAGCCACCCAGGAGGCCCATCGTGATCTTCGCGGCGGCCCACTGTGCGGCAATCTTGACGATGGTGTCGAGGATGACCTTGCCCATGTTCTGCGCTAATTTACCGACGTTCGAGATATTGTGCCCCAGGTCTGAAAAGACACTCGACAGGCCGGACGAGATAGACGACGCCGCTTCCTCGGCAATACCATATGTCGAGATGCTGGCGGCCCGCCACTGTGAGTAGAAGAGCTGCATGGCCTTGCTCTTTTCGTCCCACTTAATGTCATCAAGCCCCTGCTTGGAGTACACGAGCTTACTGAGCCGGGAAACATCCAGATCAGAGATAGCATTCTTGACGGAGTTGTCGAATTCCTGACGACGTTCTTCTTCCCGTTTCTTCGTAAGTTCCAGATATCGCGCAGTATACCACTCGTTGACCTCGGCCATCGCCTCAACGTCGTTCTTATGCGTCGCGACATTCTTGAAACGGGCTTCCTTTTCCTTCTGGAGCGTATCCAGATTCTTCTTGAGTTCTGCGTCGTAGAGCGCGGTGTAGTCGCCCTTCATCTGGGCGTTGACTTTCGCTGTATCATCGCGCAGCTGTTGTTCGGCCTGGAGCCGCTTTTCGTTCAGCTGCTTGACCTGTTCCAGCTTATACTCTTCTAAGAGCTTCTTCGCTTCCGACGTGTCCACGCCGCCGACATTATCGATGGCCCGGATCTTCTGGTACTTCTGCGCGTAGGACTTCATGAGGCCGAGCATGTCCTTTTCGTAGTCCGTGCCGGTCTGCGTCTCTACGTCGCCGCGAAGCTCGTTGAGGATAGCGGCATAGTCCTGCTTTGCTTTTTCCAGCCTTTTCGCTGCTTCGGCCGCCGCCTGGTTGACGGCTGTCTTACCGACGAGGCTGCTCTTGACGGTCATCCCACCCGTGGCTTCTGCCAGCGAGCCGTAGCCCCGGATGCCGCCGAAAGTACGGTCGAAATCATCGAGCGACAGGTCATGGACGCCCATTTTAGACTGACGGCTGCGGACCATACCGTTGCCGATATAAATGCCGACGTGACCCGCCGTGTCGACGAGGTCGCCGACCTGTAAGGCGCCACGGACAGCATCCAGATTCCCTGCGTGGTATGCGCCTAGGGCTTTAAATGACGAGTCGTTGACGACGCCGTCACCAAAGGGGTCCGTTTTACCCAGCTGGGTAAAAACGTCTTTATATATCTGATGGACGAAATCGTCACACCAGCCACCTGAGCGGCCGAGGTTGCCGCGCCACTTCTCACCGTCCCAGTAGTCTTTCATGGCATGATAAGCAGCCAGCTCGCCTACAGGGACGTCGTACTCGACCGGCTGAGACGCTGCCGTACTGCCGTTATCCGGCACCTGCTTCGACGTCATGGCGTTCATGTAGCTCAGGACCGAATTGACGTACCCGATGTTAGAGTCCGTAGCGTGGCCGGCGTTATACGCCGAAATGGTCTGATTCAGGTCGCCGTACTGTTGATACAAGTCAGCTAAATAGCCGCCGACAGCCATAATGTTCTGGTTGTAGTCGGAGCCGGCGCCGTAGCCCTGGCCGCCGGCGTACTGATTGGCGATGTCCTGGGAAATCTGACCTAAGCCATAGTGCGCGCCGTCCGAAGACCAGGCCGCGGCGTTTCCATGGCTTTCTGTTTTGATGATAGCCGCGATGAGTTCAGGTGATACGCCCCAGTAGCCGCCGGCATATTCAATTTCATTGGCATAGGGCGCGAGTTCTGGGTCATTTTCAAAGGAGTATACCGTCTTCATCGGTGTGGCCGCTTTTTCCGCGGCGGCCGACGAAGAGCCACCGGAAGAGGAGCCGCCTCCGCCACCGCCACTAAAGTCAAAGGACGGATAGCTATCGTTTACATTATTAGCGGCATTCTCCGCTTCTTGGCGGGCTTCTTCTGCTTTTTGATACTGAATAAAGTTATAAGTCTCACTACCCTTTTCACCTGCAAAATGATCATATAATACTTGGTACTTAGGGTTACTCGGGTCTATAAGCTCTTCAGTAGCACCGCCATTACCCACATCACCTAAACCCATCGGATCATTTTCAGGGCTCTCATTTTCAGGGCGCTGGCGATAAAATTGGCCATCACGATTTACGTAAGTGTAACCATCGTCGCCGGTCCACGTATTACTTTTCGCGGCTTCATACTTCGCATTGAAATACTTGAAAGCGCAGTAAGCGGCATAAAGAGCCGCCGCTGCAACACCCATCCATCCGCCGGCCATCATGGACAGCGCTGACGTGACCTTTCCGATAGCGCCTAGGCCCTGGCCAGCTGCTTTTACGGTTTTAGCCCCGGTCTGCATAGCGGCATTACCGGCCACGACGTGACCCTTTGCGACGTCCTTGGTCTTGCTTTCGGTCTTCGCCAGGCCACCCTGAGCAGCGGTGTTGGCGGCAACGCTCTTAGCCCCGGTATTGGTCGCTTCGACGCCGGTAGCGACTTCCGACGCTTTTTCGCGTTCATTGGCTGCGATGGTTTCTTCGGTCGAGGCGATTTTTGTGGCATTGGCCTCCTGTTTAGTGACGGCCCCATCTTCTGCCGCAGCGCCGGTCGCTATTTCGGAGTCTGCAACTTCCCCATTGGCCACGATGACCTCTTCGTTCGCGGTGATTTTTGCGGCATTGGCTTCCTGCTTCACGACAGCCGCTTCCTGGGCCGCCGTACCGGTAGCTGCTTCAGACTCAGCTACCTGCGCGTTGCTTTCGGTCATGCGCGCGTTAGCTTCCTGCACGCCTGTCGCCGCTTCCTGCGCGGCCAGGTTGATTTGCTGATAGGCCGCCGTCATCCGGCTCCGGATCTGCTCAGCCGCGGCCGCCGCTTCTTCCCCGATCTGCGTAAATTTTTCGGCCAAGAACTTCTGCGTCTCTTCAGCCGACATGTTTTCCTGTTCGGCCGTCTTAATGGCTTCCTTGCGACGCTTCTGGTACATCCTGTCAGAATCTGCAATAGACTTCTGGATATATCGTTCCTGTTTCCCGGTCAGCTGGTCGAGCTGCTTTTCTTCCTGCGCCATCGAGCCGTTTTTCTGGCCTGCGCCCAGGACGTTGCGGGCCGTATCGTACATATTCTTGCCGGCGGTTACAGCTTTACTGGCCATCTGCAAGGATTTGTAAATGGCCAGTAGTTTCGTACCCTCGACGATGACCGTGCTGATTTCGTTTTTATTCTGGGCGACAATCGTGGCTACTTTAGCGAGCCCGGCCTGCACGCTCGGCAGGATCTGCGATACCAAAGGAGCCAGCGCAGACCCGGCGACGACACCGAGCTTGCTGAACTGCATGCTGACTTCCTGCATGTCCATATAAGCTTTGTGCATCTCTTCCGGGTTCAGTCCGACGCCTTTGATTTTAGATGCCCGTTCCGCTGCTTCTGTATAATTGTCCAGGGTCTTCGTAAGGGCCAGGCCTCGGACGCCGAGAGTGTTCATCAGGAATTCCTGCCCCTGGCCTGCGGCCTTCGCCTTTTCGTAGCCCTTGGCGAGTTCGCCCAGCTGTTCATTCAGCGGTTTCAAGCGGCCCGACGAGTCGGTCATCGAGATGCCGAGCTGCTGCATGATGCTGCGGGCCTTATCGCCGGCGGATCCCGACGACGAAAGGGTCTTGTCGAAGCGCATCATAGCCGCAGCCGCGGTATCGACGTCGCCGCCGGTCAGCTTCATGACAGCGTTTAACTGGCCCGCTTGAGCGGCGGACATGTTGTAGCGCTGTCCCAGCTGGTAAACGGCTTCGCCGGCATTGACTGCACTTTGGACGACGGCGTTCAGGCCGAAGCCACCAGCGGCGATGCCGGCCAGTTTCGTGAGATTCCCGGCCAGACCGCTGATTTTCCCGGCCACTTCGTCTACGCTGCCCGAAAATTCTTTCACCGGGCTCACACTAAAGGTCTGGTTCAGCGCCTCTTTCGATTTATTCAGCTCCTGGGACAGACCCGTACTGTCCGCCCCGATTTTGATCATAAGGTCCGCTAAGGTGGCCAACGTCTACCCCTCCTCTTTCGGCATCATCGATGGAAGCCCGACGGCTTTCAAAAATTCTTCGCGCTCCAGGCGCGGGTCCGGCCTGTCCTCCGGATGCAGCCCATAGTAGATGGAGTCGGGCTGGACAACCTGGCTGGTCATACAGCTCATGATGCAGGCCGTAAAATACGACTGCTTGCGTTCCTGCTCTTTCTTGCGGAGCAGATAGCCCTCTACCATCCTATTGAACTCATGGATCTGCAAGTTCTCGAACTCGACCGGTTTAAGTGCCAGCGGCCCGTAGGCCACCGGCTCAGCGTTCTTTATCCATTCTTGCGCGGAGCCGACGACGACGCTGCCTTTTTCTTCGTCTCCGTCTTGGCGTTTTTTTCCGGTACCCTCACGCGGGTGTAGAGTCCGGTCTGCAAGATGGCTCCGATAAAGTTGGCCGTCATGTCGTCGATGCTGTTCCCATCATCGCAATAGGCCTGCAAAAGGTCATAGACCTGGTCGTCGTTGCGTTTGCCGTGCAGTTTATCGTGGATGCCCCAGCGGAGCATGGAGACCAGCACGTCGAGGTTGCAGCTGGCTACCAGCTGACCGACACCGTCACCCATGATGGATAGGATGGACCGGCCGACTTCACGTTCGATGTGGCGCAGGTCGCCGATAGTCAGATATAAGCTATACTGGGCCCCGCTGATGGTAATATCAATCGTCTCTTTCAAAATGCATCGCTCCTTGTGCGTAATAAGGGCGTCGCGTTACGTGACACCCTTTCCTGATTCCTACGCAGAAATAGTCACGTTCACAGCAACTTTTAAATCAGCCGTCAGCATGACATCGAGCGTACAGCTCGTGGTCAGTTTCTGCAAATATTCTTTCTTGATGGTAAGGACGCCTTCGACATACGAGTAGTCGACTTCCTGCGTCAGCGGAACGTTGTCGCAAGTGATGCTGCGGACAAAAGCGTCGACCGGCGTGACGTTGACCGTAGCGTCTTTGGCGCTGGCCTTGGTAAAGGTGATCGTCGGCGATGCGATGGCCGGCGTGCCGACCGATTTGATACCGCTGATAGCGCCCTTGCCCTCTAAGGTCATCTTGAGCGTCGATACCCCGTTGTAGCTGTGTTCTTCATCGAGGCTCGTAATGGCGGCCCAGCCGGTACGATACGAGCCGTCGGGGTATTCCTGGCGGATGTAAATCGGCTTGCGGGCTTCGTAGCGGTTGTTGACGATTTCATAAGCGGCACTGTTCAGCACGTACAGACCTTCATACGAGATGGTCCAGGACAGCATGCCCGGCAGCTTTTCGCTGTAGTTGCCCGAGTCTTTCGACGTGGCGTCGATAGAGTCGGCTTTACGCTGCAAAGGCGTACTGCGCTGGCCGCCCAGGAGCAGCCAGTTCGTCGGGTTCTCCGTAAGGGCCACCAAGAGCAGCGTATCTTTACCGGCGACGGCTTTGACGTTATCGTCAGCCACCGGCAGGTTCTTAATTTGTTCTTCGGTTAAAGCCATTGTGTTCCTCCTAATCTGTTTGTTCTACGAGATATTCGACCTGGATGACTCCATGATAGGCCTTATCGCCGTTCTCATAGAGCTCTCCGGTCGTCTGATAGAGCGATACCGTAGCGCCGCCGACCTGACGGAAGCCGTCTAAGGACAGCTGGTACTTGGTCAGCAGCGTGACAATATCGTTCATGATACCATTTACTTCGAGCTTGCCTTTCTGATCACTCCAGATGTGGAGCTGCTGCGATACCTGGTGCATCACGACTGTTTTATTTTCCTCAGCCGGAGCGCCATGGAATTCGCCGAGCCAGATGTATGGCATCGCCTCTGAGCCGTCCGGGATGCTGTCATAAACAGGGACGGTCTGGCCACGGCTCAGAAGCTGATACAGCCCCTGCTGGACCTCGTTGAAAGGAATCCTACTTATCATGGTCTACCGCCTCCTTGACTGCTTTTTCCAGATCCGGGCGAACCGCGTCCATTGCCGGACGCATAAAGGGATGCGCCGTACGCTGCGGGACGATAGCATGGGCCGCAAACCATCCGGCGGCCCCGGGATGCAGGGCCTTCCGCCGGACAGGTACCACGACAGCGCCGGCCGCGCCGAACTCGATGATGTGGGCGATGTGGTCCATGGCCTTGACATAACCCTGGAGCCCGTGCGGTGTCGGCCGGAATTCCTGCTTGATGCTGCTGGCCAGTTTCCCGGATTTCTTCGGCACGCGGGACACGGCTTCCTTGAAGACGCGGTCCGTCATATCACGGACGACGCCATCCAGGCGCTGCTGGGTGTCCGTATCGTACTTCGTGACGTCCCCCAGGGCCTTTTTGACCTCGGCCGTCACGTTCGTCGTGACCCAAAAAGTTTTAGCCATTATGCATCACCGCCTGACAGGTCAGCGTAAGATTACGGACCCCGGAGTAATCGATGTGCAGGATTTTATACGTCGTGCCCTGATAGCGCACGACGTCGGACAGCCCGACGGCCCGCTTGCGGATGATGAAGCCCTGCGTGATCTGCGAGGCCGGGCCACCGCCGCTGTTGCCCTCGGTAAAATGGGGCTTAGCGACATAGGCCCAGACCTCGGTTTCCACAGGATGCTTCTTATCGACGTAGCGGCCGCCCTGGCCGTCATCCTTTTCCGGGTACGACAAGATAGTCACTCGGCGGTTCAGTGCGCCAGTACGGGCTTCGCCATAGCTATTGGTCAGCATTTGCATCCGCCTCCGCTCTCACCTGCTGGCTCAGCCGCAGCTGGTGGATGAAACCGTTCAGCATGAAGCCGTTGGTTTCGGACAGATTTGTAAGCAGGTCAGGCTGGTCCATAAGCCGGGCGATGTAGTTCACCACCACCTGCTTATAGAGCGCGTTGCCGTAATCCCGTTCGACGCCGGCGTTCTCCAGATAAATCTCAGCCGCCGCCTGCAAGCTCTGCGCGTTCTCGAGCTCGTCCGGGGAGTCGATGTGCAAAGCGCGCTGCAGCTCTGCGGCCGTCAGTGTTGCGTCAGCCATGACCCGTCACCCCCTTTCTAGGCCGTCGCTTTCCGTTTGATACGGAGGAAACCGTTGTAGACCGTGACGTTGCCGCCTGCGTAGACGTCGCCGCGGTTGCAGATCATGCCTTCCTTGAATTTGTACTGGTCGGACTGTGCGACTTCGATATCAGCGAACGTTGCGATGGTGTAATTCGAAAGGGAACCATAAACCATGCAGTAGTCGGCCGTCTTCTTGGTTGAATCGGTCAGCTGGTTGCAAGCGCTGTTGATGATGTACGGTACGCCGTTGATGGTGCCCGTGTTGCCCTGGCTCTGGATGTCGTAGAACTTCTGTTTGGTGGAAGTACGTACGGATGCGAAGGCCAGCAGGTCGAGCTTGTTCAGGATGAGGACGGCTGCGTCTTCGACGTCTTCCTTACCGCCGTAGTTAAAGATGATCTGGTCGAGGGTGGTATCATCGATACCGGCCAGGGTGAGGTCGGAAGCCGGGTCGATGGCCGTGGCCTTGTCGGAGAAGATGCCGACAAAGGAATTGGTGGCACCGCTGCCGAGCAGGATTTCTTTCGTCATCTGCGCACGGATAGAGGTGCGGATGGCGTTCTGTACGTAGCCGGCGTAATTGGCGTTCGGCAGTTTAAGCATTTCGCGGGAGATTTCGCTATACGCGGTGATCTTCGATTTCGTCATGGCTGCCTTGCCAAAGGTGACGTCGGTATCGGCCGGCGTACTGCCTTCAGTGGTATACGTGCCTTCGGGGATGTCGATACGATACGGTTCTTCATAGGATTCACCACCGTTGAGGTTGACGTGTCTGACACGGTCCACCAGGGACGATACGACGTTAAAGCCTTCGTTGATGACCGAGCTGTCAAAGGTCGGGACGATGATCGTCGGCGTCGACGTCAGAATGGAACGTTTTTCGTGCGGGAACAAGCCTTCGGCCGCGAAGCGGACGACCGTGCCGCGCTGTTTGAGGTCCGCGCCGCGTTTTTCCATTTCTGCCTGGGCATCCTGTTCGCGTTTGTCTGCGGCTTCCGGTACCGTGAACGTACCCTGCGGGACGTTAGCACGTTTTTCGGCTTCTTTGTTCACGGCGGTAGTACGATCATCGACAGCAGGAGCTGCCGGAGCCTGTTCCGCCGGTTTAGGTTCTTCGACATGAGCGTCACGGCCTTCCTGGTCCGCTTTGGCTGCCTTCAGAATTTCGATGTTGCTGCGGAGAGTCTGCATTTCACGATAGATGGAACGGAGTTCGGCGACGTCTTCCGTCTTTTCGGTCTGTTCCATCAGGGCCTGCATACGCTTTTCAGCGTCGGCCAGCATTTTTGCATAATCCATTATTCTAAACCTCCTAAGATTTTGATTTTGAGTTTATAAGCATCACGCAATTCCGCATCGCTCTCCAGCGACGTCGCACGACTGTCCAGTCCTGCTTTGACCCGGGCACTCTCCAGTACCCGCTGCGCGCTCTCCAGCGCGTCGGCAGCCTGCCGGGCGTTGATGTCAGTATCTTCATAAGCGGGAAAGGTGACCGCGCTTATTTCGAATACTTTCGCAATTTTAAGGATGTGCCGGGTCGGCATATCCGAGTCTAAATCGGTCCAGCGGTCTTCGTTGACCCGGAAACTATAGCTCATCCCGTCGATGTCGCCACGCTGAATGGCCGAATAGAGCTGACGGGCTTCCGGATTGTTATCGGTATCGACAGACGCACTGAAGGCAAGGCCAGTGTTGTCGACCGTGAGCGCCAGCGTACTGTTCCCGTTGTTGTTGCGGCTCCGTGCCAACGGAATCTTGCGGGAGTCGTGGTTGACGATGAATGGCACATCGGTAAGGTCACAGCCGTCGAAAGCACCAGGCTCGATGACTTCATTGAACCAGTCGCCGATAGCCGTCTGACGGCTGTAGACCGCAGCGTGGCCATCGATGATATGTTCATCCGGGTCGTTTTCACCGCCGGAACGTGTTTCGGCTTTCAGATTATCGAGGCCGAAGGACCGCCATTCCGAGGCGAGCTGTTTCAGTTCCTCAATTTTTTTCTTTTGGTTGGGCATCCCCTGTATCCCCCTTCTTCTTACTGTTCAGGTAAAGCTGATATTCATCAGCCTTATCCATGTTGACGTAGTTCAAGCTCTGCAAGCGCCGGTCTCCGCCCTCAAAAGGTGGCATACCGAACATGGCGCCGACCTGGTTGAGCGTCAGGACGCCGGTATCGTGGGCGATTTTCGCCAGTTCGATTTTCCCGTTCGTCGACAGGTGCGACAGCTGATTGTAGTAGCAGCGGACCCGATGACCGACGTCCTGTTCCCGAGGCGTGAAGAGGACCGCGGAAAAGGCCTGTTCGATCTCAACGATTGTTTCTTCGATGCAGGATTGATAAAAGGCGTCCTGCTGGTCACCGTTGTAATCGCCGGACAACACGGCCTCCGAGATACCGTACTTTTCCCGGACGTCGGATTTCAGGAAATTCAGCGTCGTTTCCGGGATGACCGGCACGGCGTTATCGATCGGCACGTATTCGCCGGTGAGGTCCATGGCGATGACGCCGCTCTTCGACACATGGATCCGGTCCTCGAAGTTCTCCATCGACTTCTGAAGTTCCCGCTGGCTGATAGCCGTCTTGTTGATGAGTACACCGCGGACGAGCAATGAGTTCGTGATGCTCTTCGCTACGCCCTGCTTCGCGGTATCGAGTACGGACAAGGTTTGCAGGGTATCGCGGTCGTCGGCCATGCCAAGGTCGTCGCCACCGCAAAGGATGGTGTTCGTCCCACGGCGCCAGCAGAGATGGATGAGGTCGGTCAGCGGGACCGTATCGGTTGTCCCGTCGTGCCACCAGAATTTGACGTACCAGTCATTAGTGCCTTCTATCGGCCCCATCTCGACGCTGGCCGGGTTGAGCGGATAGATGGCGGTATAGTAGCGATGGGCGACGCCCTTCGCGTCGTAAATCTCCGTCCATTCTGGGAAAATCCAGCAGTGCCGGGTCTTCAGCTTGAGCCATTCCAGCGACTCCAGGAAATCCTTCGTCGTCTGGAGCGGATTCGGCTGGAAGCGGAACAGCCGGGAGATGTCATCGTTCTGCGGCTGCACCTTGTCGCCAGTATCGACGACGGATACGATCTTGATCTTTCCCGCTTCCTTCGCGATACGGTTGATGCAGTTGTTGACCAGGTCACTCAGGTAAATGTCCCGGCCGAAGCGGTTCATGACGGCCTGGTTGCCGGTGTAGATGCTGGTCATGAGCTGGTCATTCCGATGCGACTTGTATTTCGTTAGGATGTTCTGAAAGAATTTCAGCACCGGATGTCACCTCCTGGCCCCGGTTCCGGTGAAACCGATTTCTGATGTTCATGATATTCCGATTTGAAGCGCCCATACGCGGCATAGGCGATGATGAAGCCGAGGGCCCCATCGATACGGTTCTTCGACTGGCCGTACACCTTGACCGGCATCATCATGCCGAGGTTGTTGACCTTAAATGCCGTGTTGGCCAAGCACCATTTGTCAATCGGATTGTCGTTGTAGTTCAGCACCTTGCGGCGTAAGTCGCTTTCCAGCGCTGACATGGGGTTCGATAAAGACAGATAGTCCATGATGATTCGTTCAAGGACCTCATCGCCGAAGTATTCGCCGATGTATTTCTTGAAGTCCTTGGCGTGCCAATTATCGTACCCGATTTTGAAGGGGATGACGTGATAGTCGTCATACAGCTTCAGGAACCAATCGGCGACCATTTTCGCATCGACTTCCGTGCCTGGGCAAATCGTGACCAGTCCTTCTCTGGCCCACTCCCGGTAATCTTTCTGTTCCGGGTTCAGGGCATCGCCGTTCTCGGTACCCAGGGCCTCGGCCTTGATTTCCGGCACGAAGTACATCGACAGCGTCTTTTTCTGCCGTGTCCACGGGTCGACGAAGAGCGCCTTGGCGCTGCAAAGGTCCGTCGTTTCCGCAAAGTCGAGGGAGCCGATGTAATACTGGCCGTCGAGTTCCTCCGGCGCGAAGGTCCGCGGGTTCTCGATGGTAGCCGACTCCAACCAGGCCGCTGCCGTGTTCTGTTTGATATTGAAATCCTTGGCCAACACGAAGGCCCGCGTCTTGCGGTTCGTCCGGGCTTCATCGACCATCTGGCGCATGAAGGACCATTTCTTGATGGTTCCCATGCCCGGATTGGCTTTATACCAGGACTGCTCATCCTGGAAAATCTCTTCCTCCGTATCCTGCTGATACAAGAAGATGAGCCAACGCGGCATCTCAGCTTCTCCCGTCAGCACCTGTTTGGCCAGGGCCATACGTTCATCGAGGTAACCGCCGTCGGTAAAGCCTTCCGTCGTGATTTCGATGTAGAGCGGCTCATCCTGTGTGGACAGGGCCTGACGGATAGGCATGACCAGCGTGTTGTCCTGCATTTCATGGACTTCGTCGACGACGCCGATAGAAATGTTCTTCCCTTCCTTGGCGCTCTGCCGTGCCGACAACTTCTTGATAGTCCCTTTGTTCTGCCGGCTGAATTTCCCGCGGGCGTGCTTCTGCTTCTGATTACCCCAGAAGATGCCCTTCTGGTTCTTATGGGTGCATCGGGCCAGTTTCGGCGATTCCTCACGCATGTCATTAGCGCACTGGAAAAGGATGTCGGACTGGTCAAAGTCGTTGGATCCATACAAGATGTTACCGCCCATCGGACCGCAAACCCATTCAGCAAGCGATGTGGCCGCCGCCAGCGGGCTGTTGTGCGTAGCCGTCATCCGGAGACCAGCTAGATACAGATGCGTCGGGTCGTCGATAGCGATGCATTTCGTCGGCACGGAGCCTATCGGTTGTATACTGACGATGCTTTTCGCTTTCATCCGTTCGGCCAGCTTCTTCTTAAGCCGCGACCGCTTCCGTTCTAACCGAAAGCACGGATTTTCCTGCGAGCAGTAGAACCGTGTGTAAAAGGCGTGATGTAATTTACCGTTCAGTTCGATGTCTTTTTCAATGATAGTGTGCTTGATACCCAAAGAGGAAAGCAACTCAGACACCTGCTTCGTGAGTGATTCGTCACGCTGACAGAATTCGCACTGCCCGGCTTTCGAGCAATAGCCGTCGCTGTCCATCAGGCCCTGGACCAGCGCCATGCGCTGGCCGAGAGAGCCCCGCAGGTATTCAGCCGGGATGATCTTATGGTTCAGCAGCCCCGTGGCGCGCAATTCCTTTTGCAGGCCGTCTAAGCACGCTCTTACGCACTGCCCCTGCTGTTCCTGGATACTTTTTACGGGATAACCGCAACGATCGAACTGCTGACTCAAAGCAGGCAGGTCCTTCTCGTGGCATGTTATCCGGGCGCTATCAGAGTCACCATTCCCCAGCCAGTAGCCGAGGATGTAAGGGTGGATGGGCAGTGCTTTATGTGATAACTTTAAGGGCCGCTGCATAGGCACTCGGTACCTATACTCGATACCCTTACCATCACATCGCTCATGCTTATAATTACGACTCAGTTCGGCCGTCGTACGGGTTACATAGACGCCTTTAGGCTTTTTCACCGTAACTGTCCACAAATGGCCAGAACCAGCTATGATGCGTTCCCCATCCTCAAAGGCCACCTCGTAGCAGTCATTATGCTGATAGACGGGAGACACAGCAAGGACCTTCACGGGACTGCCGCTTTGCGAAAGCACGGTATCGCCTGGCTGTAGCTTACCCATCGTCGTCCAACCGGACGGTGTAGGAATCGGCGTATCGAGTGCCAAATCCTTGCCATTCTTCCGGGCTTCTACCAGGAGCACATCCTGATACTTGCGGACCCAGCGTTTGAGCTCTGCGTCGTAGATGTGCGGCGCGAAAATGGCTTCAATGATGGCTTTCTGGAAAAGCTCTAATTTAAAAGGCTTCCCTGCAAAGGGGGCCTGGCCGTGCCGCAGCTCGTGTTCGATGAACTGGATGCGCTTGTTCGACGCGTCGTAATCCATCTTCACGTCCGGGTCGGCCAGGTCGTGTGATAAACGGTCCAGCTCCAAGTGGATGTAACGGCCGGCGATGATTTCGCCGGACAGGATCTTATCACGATATTCAGCTATGTAGCTCATTCGTAATCATCCAATCCTAAATCATCGTCATCGACCGTCCGGCCGAGCACGGCCGCCAGCTTGAAAATGATGTTCGCATAACTGGCCCTCACTTTCGGGAGCAGTTTTGAAACAGGAAGTTCTTTTTGACGGGACGGGTTCACCGGGTCCACTTTGACCAGTCCGGAAGCGGCGGCAATCATATGCAGGCGGTTCAACTCCGTGCGGAGCCGCGCCGCTTCTACAATGGCGCCATCTAAAAGGGCCAGCTGGTTCTCGTCGACGCCGTCGAACAAACTTTTGATTCGTTCATATTCCTCTTCGATTGTCATATTCTCGCCTCCTCACACGGTATAAAAGCGTTTCTCGTTCCAGTATTTCCGATTTCAAAAATCTTCGCCGGAAAAGTCAAAATTTTGGTGCGGATGAAAAAAGGGTACTCGCCACGGTTCGGCTTTTTCTTAAAATTTTTAAGCGCCCGGGGGGCTATGCTTGATAATCGTCGAACCACCATTCGATGTATCCCTCCCAGGCTTTCGCCAGGTTCCCGCGGCCCGCGCGGGCGTTGGCTTTACACTGCTCTTTCGGCAGGTCGCAGAAGATGAGTTCGGCTCCGAGCTTCCGGACCAACTCCTCACGCTCCAGCTTGAAGGGATAGCCGCCGACGATGTAGGCATCTCCCCATCGGCCAGCCCGGTGCTGTATCCGGTCCAGCAGTAAAGAGCGGACAGCGAACACGTCGCTCTTCAGCTGGTCCGGCTTATCGTACAAGCTGCATCCGGATACTGCGTAGAACAGCAGGTCCATGTCGACGATGAGGTCGCCGCGGTGCATCATCTGCCGGACCAAGGTCGACTTGCCACTGCACGGCGCGCCATACACCAGGTACACGTGATGCGTGCCCTGGCCATATCGCTTATGTGCCTTATTGTGGCAGTCGAAGCAGATGAGCTCGACGTTCGACGGATTCAAGGCAATGCTTGCGTCCGTCACTGTCTCCGGTGTCAGCTCTTGGATGTGATGCGCAATAAGCTTAGACGTGTCTGCCATGTAGTCCCGATGGCAGACAGGGCACACGGTGCCGCGCTCTTGTATCAGCGCCCGGCGCAAGGACCGCCAGGCCTCGGACTTATAGAACGCAGCCGCCCACGGCTCAGCCATAGAAGTCCTTCATCTCCAGTTCCTTCTGCTTCATGGCCAGCACCTTGTCATCATAGGCTTTCTTGTGACGGTCCTTCGGATTCAACTGGAAGTAATCGGACAGCCACTGCAAAGCCTTCATCCTGTCGGCCAGCTTGATAGACACGCCATCGCTGGTAGATTTGATTTCCTGTACCAGCTGACCGTCGATACTGTCCGAGTCTGCCGAGTGTACCTCACCGTCCTTGACTACGACGAACTGGTTGATGTTGGCAAAGGCGATACGCATATACATCTCGACGATATCACCACCGTCCGCGAACAGGCTCTGCAAGCGAAGCTCCTTGAGGTACCGGATGTACTTGCTTACGATAGGCTTATGCAATAACTCGTAAGCCGTGTTACATGCGGCGAGGCGCTTGCATCGATACGCCCGCTGGTAGCTGGTAACAGCGTTGAAGCTATTGACGTAGTAGATGCAGAACAGCCGCTGCTTATCGGTCATCCCGTCCTGGAAATGACGGTGCATCGACTCAGCCTGCCGCTGTGCTTCCTCATCGGTGATATCTTCGTCATCGAGTTTCGGAGCATCCGGCTCCGTCCACTCATAATTCCTGGCCTTTGCATCCGGGTCCTGTTTCTCCCACTGATCCCTAAACTTCCAGCGCTTGATGTCGTCGGCAGAGACGCCGACCTGCTGCGCGATGTCCTTGTTGCGTAACCGTCCGCCGCTGGCAAGCCAGATTTCGTAGGCCCGCTTGCGTTTCGGGTTCCGGTCTTTATGTCGTCCCATGCTATCAACTCCTTCCGCTGGGAACAGAAAAGCCACCGGCACGAGGCTTGTGTCGATGGCTTTCCCTGTGTAATTTACTGATTTGAAAAATAAGGAGGTGTTTACCCGATGAGCTCAGGCAATCAGTGATGAATGTGTTGACTTCTTGTCCCTTCTATTTCCAGTTTACATTATATCACCGGTCGTCAGTTCGTGCCATTCCGTTTGAGTTCGTCTTTGTCCGTTTGAGTTCGCAATTTTAAAAAAGCAGCATTTTTCGCATAAACCACTTCAAACTGGGCCATCGCATCGCGCTTCAGCTCAAACAGCTTGGTCTTCCCGACGCCGATATCAGCCATGACGTCGGCCCAACCGAAGCACCACACATAGTAGCCCATGAGGACGTCACGCTGGTCCGGATCCTCTATCTGTTCGATGAGGCTTGCGGCTTCATCCCTGCGGTCGATAAAGGAATCCCATTCTTCGTTGGCCCGGCGGATGATATCGTCGAGCCTGGCGATCTTATCGGAGATGTCGAGCGGCTTGCCGCCGGCCACGTGGCTGTTACTGTAGTCGATGGCCGACAGGCTGCATATGTCATCTTCCAGGCGCTTCCGCTCGTGCTCCTTCACCCGCAGCCGTGCGTCCAGGCGGCGGATGGTGTTCAGATACTCTTCAGCTTCGCTCAAGTTCTCATTCCTCCTCTACGCTGTCCTTCAGGGCTTTCACGACGTACTGGTTCAAGGTCAGGCCGTCTTCGTTGGCGGCGTCCACTAGTTTTTCACGCAGGCCCGACGGCAGGGCTACGGCCAAGGCGCATTTGAGCTGGTCCTCCAGCTCCGGCGTCGCGACGCGTTCCTTACCGAACAGCTTTTCATACTTATCTTCGTCGAAACCGCAGCCGATGAAGTGCTGCAGGTCTTCGAGGCGGATTGTACCGTCGCCGACACAGGCCGAGATACCGCAGATCTTATCATAGGCCCTTTGAAGCCGGACGACGCCGAAGCCGAATTCGTCATGAAGCGCCATCAGCGTACAGGTCATCCAGAAATCAACAGAACGGTCCAGCGTCGATTTGACAAGCATCTTATCATGCAGGTCCAGCTCTTTGCGGTTCACTGGCTTACTCTTCAGTTGCAGTCTCCGGCCGACGTCGACAGACAGGACGGACATAGGCGGTTTAACGGCCGCCCGTTTCATCTTCCTTAAAAGGCTCATTTTCTTCAGCTCCTTCTACGCTATGTAACAGCATCGTGAGATATTCCGCGGCTTTGGCGACATCCTTCATGGGAGTCCCTTTCTTGGGGTAGCGGTACAGATACTTGATGATGTTCCCCAGATAATAAGCGTCTTCTCCCGAAAGGCCCCGCGTCATGACCCCAATGACTTCCTTACATTCGATGCCTTTCCACGTATAGTGGTCCGGCTTCTTAATGTCATGCAGCATTTTCGCATCCATACTTACACCCCTTTCTTAAAATCCTGCCACAGCTGGCTCACCTGGATGCCGTGGTTGTGCTGATATTTCGCAGACCGGTACTCATCATAATCCGGGTCGATGTCGTGATAGTAAATCTGGCAGACCTCGACGTCCGGATAGATGATCAGCGGCTGGACGACGAAGATCTCCAGTGTCCAGTAACCGCAGAAACCGACGTCGCCGAAGCCGGCCGTCACGTGGACGAACATGCCCAGGCGCCCGATGGAGGACCGGCCTTCGATCATCGGTACGAAGCCATGCGTCTCCGTATACTCGTTCGTCCGGCCCAGATACAACGTGTCCGGCTTGAGTACGAGACCTTTTTCCGGGATGGTCAGCACGTGGGCTTTTTCTTCGCGCTTCATGTCCAGCGTTACGTCGTCGTAAGCCAGGAGTTCGTGGTACAGCGTCAGATTGACGCTGTTCGGATTGACGTGGCGGCTGTCGAAGGGCTTGATGACGATGTTCCCCGATGCCATCTGCTGCCGGATGCGGTTCCCCGATAAAAGCATCAGCGGTGCCCCCCTTTCTTATCGCGTTGCTTGATGACCGAGACCGTGTAATTCTCGGCGTCGTTGACGGCGTTCTTGCTGTCGCGCCAATGGTATTTCTTGTGCCGTGCGGCCCGTTCTTTCTCAAAGGCTTCCTTTTCGGCTTCCGTCATCTTATGTGTATGGACTTCACCGCTTTTGCAGTAGTCCGGGAAATCTTTCGGTTTTGTCATGGTTCCTCCTTACATCCGGCCCATCTTGTGGGCCATATAAATACCGTAATCTATTTTCAGGCGGTTCGCTTCGCGGATGTCGTCCGCAAGGCTTCCCACTTTTACCGGCTTCTCAGGTTCCGGCTCCTCGTAAACGTGTCGATTCCGACGCCTTTTACCGCTGCCGCGAAAGTGCGGCCGTCTCGGTACTCTAGGTCTCAGTCTCTGCAGCTCCTTATAAAAATCAGCCATATCAACTCAACTCCTTCACCGTGATGCGGATGGCGTCCAGCATGGCCTGCTGGCCTGCTTCCTTCCGTTTCAGCGCCTGGGCGACGGCCTCATCGACGGTCCCTTTGGCTATCAGCTGATGGATGACGACGGTCTCC